AACGGGTATTTGCTTTCGAGAACGGCATTTGCTGAATTCGATTTGATGTTTGCAAGGATTCCGTCAACTGCTGAAACGAGGTCTTCTACTGGAGAAGCATCCGTCACGTTAACTTTGCTTTCGTTTAGCTGAGCGACATCGGACAGTAACCTACGCGTTGTGAGCTTAGTGTTAGGACCAACTTTCTGGTTCATCGTTTCAGCAACGTATTCCGTGTAAGCGATACCCTTCTGGATGTTTCCGCCGAGGTATTCAGCATACTTGATAGCTTCGTTCAAACTCTTTGCTAGGTAATTGGAGTAATTCAAGCCCTTTGACGATTGCTCAGCAACGTATTCGGTGTACTGAATTCCCTTATCCAACTGTTCAGCTAGATAATTACCGAACTTGATACTCTTCTCTGTCATTCCGCCAACGTATTCAGCGTAATTGATGTTCTGGTTCAGTTTTTCTCCCAGGTAGTTAGAGAAGTGGATATTCTTTTCGGTCATTCCTGCTAGGTAATCGCTGTAGTCAATCACGTGATTTACCTTTTCGGCAACGTGTTCTGTGTAACCAATTCCCTTGTTCAACATTGTCGATAGGTAGTTGGTAAACTCAACGATCTTTTCCATTTCGCCAGCCAGGTAATTAGTGAACTTGACCAATTTCTCGGTAACCGGAAGGTCATCAGTTTTTTCGCTAAGAGCTAGCAAACCAGCGTTATTGTTATTGATGCTTTCACGAAGGGATTCGATTTGCTTCTTAACAACTTTTGAATACTGGTTATATTCTTCTCTTGTTACTAAGTCATTAGCCATTTGCTTTTCGTTATTTTGTAGAGTCTTGGTTTCAGGATTATTTATTTTGTAAACTCTCACAGAATCCTCGAAGTTAAAGCTTTCGGAAACATCCATCAAGTTGTTTGTTACCGAATGAGCCTTAAGGAAATCTAGGGATTCGAAGAGCATAGTGTAATTACCCTGTAGGTTTTCCGCAACCTGAGACAGGGCGGCTTGTGCGAACCCGGGCTCGGCCACGAGGTCGTACGTAAATATTTTATGAAGTTTGACCTTGCCGTTGTCAAGAACTTGACCGGCAGCTCTCGAGGAAATCGAGATTACACAACCTGCTAGAACTAAGGTTTTTGCGATTCTTCCGCTAGGTGTATCGAGAAGTTTTACTTTGATCTTTACGCTGTTGGACGCTTTATCATGGTCCAATGCGAGGATAACGTGAGACACGTTCTTTAGCGAAACGTCGAAGCTCTGTGGGTGATCGAGCTCCCCGAATAACTGGCCTTTCTTGATCTTCTCAACCAAATAGGTGAGATGAGGAAGGTATTCAGCTTCCTCGTAAACGCGGTTGTTATCGTTCTTCTGGCCAAAAACCGCACAAGTTCCGTCCATAATGATGTCACCGGTTTCAGTCGTGGTGACACCTAACGGTGTGTTCGATCTTTCTAGAATAAAGACCACGTCCTTAGGTAGTAAGGTCGGCGTTTGTAGATTTACTGCGGTAGTACTAGTCAACTCCGTGAGACTTTTTTGATATTTATAACGGGCCCACTATTAAAACAAGGGGTACCCGCTATCGTTATTTATCAAAGTCTCTAAGTAATTCTTTAAGAGTTGCTAGCTTATCGTCACTAATTTTTGAAAGGTCTGGCTTTTTGACGGTGATGTTGAATATGTATGAGCCTCGTTTGCCGAATGCCGAGACTAAACCCTGTTCAGGGATTCTCACCTGTATGTTGGAAAGGGTAGGCGAATTGATTGAGTTGATCTTGTACTTTTTGCCGAATGGATTTTGGAGAAAAAGTTCATTTGTGAACAGTATGTCGCTAAGAGAAAGTTCGACGGTTTGGACCAAATCTGAAGCATCAGTTATCTCGAGACCTTCCGTGTCGATGATGATCCGTATGAAAAGATCGCCAGTAGCTTCTCCATGGTGCCTTCTGTGAAACACATCGTCGAAGCCATCGATTTCTTGGCTTGAACCAGCATACCGCATTCTCACGATTATTCCGAGCTTTCCGCCGATCAGAGCAAGAGGATAACCATTGGTAGACAAGTTCACCTTGTACCTAACGGTCTTGTGCTCGATCTTGGATTCAGAAAGGCTTGACTTGGAAATCTGATAAGAAACTGAATCCTCGATGCCATTCATCAGTTCGGATATTTTGAAATGACGATCAACATGAATGTTCAAATGTTCGAGGTCCATCATCGAGAAAGCAACATTTCTGAATCTCGAGTACGGGTCGTTCGCTGGGTTAGCTGTTACTGGATGGTCGAGTTGGTAATCGTACTCTGCTCGTTTCTTCTTATCACTAAGAGTGGAGTAGGCTTCATTGATTTTCTTGAAATGTTCCTCTCCATTCGGATTTTTGTCCGGATGATATTCCTTGGACAGCTTTCGAAACGATTTCTTTATGTCTGTGTCCGACGTGTTACGCGCGACCTGTAGGATAGAATAATAGGTTTCGGCTTCCAAATCTGTTCGTACTTTTTTAGTATATTACTACTTAATTGAACATTTGGTTCAAAAGTCCTTAAAATAATCCGCTTTCATGCTGATTTTCACCTACTATGATGAAACTTCTAAATTTGTTTTCATGAAATCCATGGAATCAGTTAGTCGAGCATTAGATAATGCGAAAACAATTTCCTTAGTTATCTTGTCAAATAGTCAACCATCAGCGAAAGAAATTTCGCAATTGAATACTTGGTTCTCTACTACTTCCGTGATAAAACCTACTAGAGTTAAGGAACCGGATACTGCCATATCAGGTAAGCCAAATACGGAATTTGTGGAAATTCTATTAACTTATTCAGCTTACGATCAATTGTATGTCGACCCGAATATCATTCTGACAAATAAGTTAATCATCCCTATTGATACTTCACTATTTTTCAAACAGTATAGGGGTCAGCTCTCAACTAAGCTAGTTTATTTGAAGGCAGGCACGCAATTCAACACGGCATTTTCTACGATAAGCAAGGGAAAATGGATAACGAACATAACCGACATGGAATTCACGTACGTTGTTCACAATAATTTCTTGATTCCAAAGAAAGTACATCCGAACAGTATTCTTAACGGAAAAGCATTCAGTGAGTCGGCGATAACGAATATCGTAATAACTGATCAAGCAGCGATGGATATTAGCAATGTTGACTTACAGAATAGCAAAATACAAAAAATTCTAACTCAAGTACTTCCATCCACTGGGACTCGAATACTGTCACGAATTTTGAAAAAATCGGAGAGTAGCGAACTCGTACCTTTCTCAGCACTGATCGGAGAAAATAAAGAGGTTGCAATCATGAAGCCCAAACCGAAATCTGTCATCAAACATATCGTAATGGAACTGCCATTCTACGATAAAACTTCGGGAGGAATAAATCGGTCGCTGAGAATAGTGATGGAGCTTCCGTATTACTCAAAAATATGTGGAGGAGTAAGAGACAGCGTTTTAATAGCACAACAGTTTACTCCTACTGCGGAATTACGGTTTCAGCGGTTAATCTCTGAAAGTAATCCAGCTGAACTATCAACTAAATGGTCAGTTGGATTACCTGATGAATCTTTCCCTACTTGCGATATTTGCATAACGTATTCTGATAATCTGTACCTTGAAAAATTAGTGAACTTGCCACAAGTTGGAAAAGTTTACATTCTCATGCTGTCATACGGAATGAACCTTCCAGTAGAGAGAGCTAACGTTTTGAATCCAAAGGTAACCGTTCTGTGTTCGAGCAAAAAACTCGAGAAAGCAATATCTGAAGAAAAAGTAAAGGTATACCGTCTCGGTCTAGGTTTAGACATGTCAGCAATGTACGTTGATAAGGAAATTAAGAGAAAGAAGTACTTGGCCATCCTTTACAATAACATGCTAATGAAAAAGTACACCACTGCTGTGGAAGTAGCCAACACCTTGTATAAGAACAAAATCATAGATGGCGTGATAACGTTTGGACGAGAAGAGGGATATTCCAATTTCCCAAAACCGATCGGCCTGGTAAAACACTATGCTAAAGCAACGCCGGACCAGATCCGTGAAATTTTCAATACATGTCAATGCTTTCTTATGCCTTCAGTTACTGAGGGTCTAAACTTAACTCCAATAGAGTCCACTCTTTGCGGTTGCCCTGCCATACTATGTGATGGAGCAATTAACGAAGTGTTCTTCGATCGAGTAAACTGCTTCATCTCCCCACCGGAAGATACGAGCACAATGGTCGCTTTGTGTACTGAAGTAATGAATAAGTTCAATAAGTATTCCAATGCTTTTAGAAAAGACATGCAATCTCTCGTAGATACCATGACCTGGCCAGCAGTTTACGATAAACTAACGACAGTACTATTAGAAACCGAACCAAAAAACGTAGTCATAATTCCAGTTCACAATCAGTTAGATTACCTAAAGTCTTGTGTTAAAACCGTTGTAGAAAAAACCGACAATTTGAAACTTATCATTGTCAATGACGGTTCGACTGATAAGGAGATCAATTCTTGGGTGCAAGCGAACATTGACTGCACGTTAATCAATCACGAAACTCCTCAGGGCTTTTCTGCTGCTTGCAATGATGGAATCGATTTCGCTATGAAAAATTTCGATTTTCACTGTTTGTGCTTGCTTAATAGTGATACTGAGATTATTACGGATGGATGGTTCGATAAGATAGAAAGAGAAATGCGTAGACATGATCTCGGAATCGCTGGGCCGGTTAGCAATAATGCGGTTTGCCAAACTGTACGGGAACCGTTTACTTACATGAAAAATATCGAAACCAAACCAGTAATCTATACTCCGTTAGTTCATGGGTTCTGTTACTTTATCAGAAAGGACGTCATAACTAAAATCGGAATGCTGGATGGCATTCTGTTTCCGCATTACGGTAGTGAGGACGATTATTCGCTAAGATCCCTACGTTTCGGTTTTAGAAGCGCAATTGTAGGATCTGTGTTCGTAAAGCATAATGGTGAAGCTAGTTATTCTCCTAGTAAGAGAGCTGAACTATTAAAGACCAGTGTTCCTAACTTATCCAAACGTTGGGGAAATGCGCACGTAAGCGAATGCGTTTCTTTAGCTACTCAAGCCTTCAAAAAACTAAACGAAGATCTATGATAAATGTCATTCAGTTACCTGCGGAACATTATCTTAATGCAATAGAAAAAAATGAACCCTTCTCATTTTCTAGGTTCGGTGACGGTGAAGTTTTGTGCATGTTGCGCCCGGAATTTTATAAGAATCGGCCGCAGTACAAGGATTGGATATTCACATGTGGTATCGAATTGAAACAGATTTTCAAAAACAAGTATGACTATTACCACTGTTTTTTAGATTGCACATTTTGGAATAGGGGACCACACCCAGGAGACGATTTCGAAATTTTTCTTAACGAAACTTGCCCAGACTTTCTATTTTACGATGGCGAAATCTGGCAGAACCTTTCATTCTCTGGAGAAATTACGAAAATAACTAGAACGATTTCTCCGTATAATCCAGTTTTCATCGGTGGAAAGCACCTGGCAAATATGAAATACGTTACTGGGATGGATCACAATATTGAGTTGATTGCTATCGACGATAATAACGGGTACTTAGAAAGAGATCAAGTAAAGGATGCTATACTGAAAAAAGTAGAAGAAGGACATCGCCTTTTTTGTTTTAGTGCAAGCGTTCTTACTAAAGTGTTGGTGGACGAGCTTTATCCAGTAATCGGAGATTCGTGCTTCTTAATTGATTTCGGCAGTATGTTCGATCCGTACTGCGGGATTCTATCCAGGTCGACTATGGTGTCCGTTGGATTTGAAAAATTTCAACCGTACACCACTTTGCGCTTATCCTAGTGGCAGTATCGTAGTATAAAAGTAAAAATATCAATGGCATGGCAGCAAAAACTTCTTTTTATAGCGAATCTGAATTAGCTGAACTCGGATTCAAAAGCTTTGGAAAAAACGTGTTAATTAGCAGGTATGCTAGGTTTTACGGAGCATCGAGAATAACATTGGGAAATCATGTTAGGATCGATGATTTTTGCATAGTCAGTGCCGGTTCGGAAGTAATATTTGGGGACTACATACACATTGCGTGTTATGCGTCAATAATCGGTCAAGGAAAAATAGTGCTAGAAGATTTTACGAGCGTTGCAGCAAGAAGCACAATTCTTTCTTCGTGCGATGATTTTTCTGGAGCGGCACTGGTGAATCCGATGATCTCTGAAGAATTCCTCAACGTACTACATGCTCCAGTAATCATGAAAAAACATTCAGTAATTGGAGTCGGTACGGTTATTTTACCAGGAGTAACTCTCGAAGAAGGTTGTGCAGTTGGAGCTATGAGCTTGGTGAAACGTGACATTCCAGCATATCAGATATGGGTAGGAAACCCAGCCAGGTACGTCAAAGACCGTTTACCTGCATTAAAAAAATTAGAAAGGGAATTCCTAGATGCACAACTCTAAGATAATTGGAACAGGTCATTTCGTTCCAAAAACAATCCTCACCAATGAAGAAATTGTCAAGTTCGTAGACACGACTGACGAATGGATAGTAAAGAACACCGGCATAAGACAACGGCATATTTGCAGCAAATGGGAATCAACTTCGTTTTTGGGCAGTAATGCTGGATCCATTGCAATGGCTAATGCTTCAATAAAACCTGAAGAAATTGACGTGGTGATAGTGGCTACCACAACGCCAGAGAAATTGTCTCCATCAACTGCTTGCATCATAAAAGACATACTCGGTCTTAACAATGCGATCGCATTCGATATTTCTGCTGTTTGTAGTGGGTTCCTTTTTGGAATGTCCATAGCGAATGAGTACATTCAATCCGGAAAGTACAAAAATATTCTGGTGATAGGAGTAGATGCATTTTCGAACATAACTGACTGGACTCACAGGCACTGTATTTTCTTTGGAGACGGGGCTGGAGCTGTAGTAATGAGTCGGTCTGAAGAAGCTGGTTTTCTTGGGTTTACTCTGTATTCTGACAGTCTGGACCGTGCTGGCTTCTATTGTAATCCTGGAGAAAAGTTCGTAATGAATACTCGGTCAGTGTATGATACTGCTACTCGAGTAATGCCAATCGCAATACAGGGAGTCCTCGATCAAGTGGGAATGACCATTGATCAAGTCGATTACTTGGTTCCACACCAACCGAGCATCAGGATTCTCACCGAGGTCGCAAATCGAATCAACATACCTGTAGAAAAGGTAATGATGAACATGGACAAGTATGCTAATACAGTTGCTGGAACCATTCCAATCTTGCTAAACGAAACCTGGCATAATTACAAAAAGGGCGATATTATTCTATTTGCCGCAATCGGTTCAGGCTGGACGTATGGTGCAGCTCTTTATCGAGTATAAAAAATGAGAACAGTATGAAAACGATGGTAGTATTCGGTGGTACTGGTGGCTTGGGAGCAAAGCTCGTACCGCTATTAAAAGAAAGGCTTGATGAAACCGGAATACACCCAGCATACAATGTTATGGTCCTTGGGTCAAAGGACGTTGACGTGACAAATTTGTCTGAGGTCAAAGCATTTTTTGATCAATACGATGTTGACATTGTTCTGAATATGAGCGGCAAAAAATACGATGCATTCTTAAGCAAGATAACCGAAGAGGATATTCCAGAAATAGAAAGCATGTTAGCTGTTAACATGATGGGAAACGTCAACATTTTAGCTGGATGTTTACCGAACATGATAAACACGAAATGGGGGAGAGTAATTGCTATTTCGTCAGTATTCGCCGAACTTAACGTTCCAAAGAATTCTTTGTACTGCGCATCGAAGGCATTCGTTGATCGATTGATAAGCACAGCAAATAAGGAAAACATCAAATTTGGAGTAACCTGCAATACGATTCAACTTGGGTATTGGGATGGTGGAATGGGCCAACGTATTGACTTGAAATTTCAAGAATTGGCAAAGGAAAAGATCGGTCTGAAAAGATGGGGTTCAATTCCTGAATTGTACAATACCGTAAATTACATCATAGACAATGAATACGTTTGCGGTAGTAATTTAAGAATCGACGGCGGCCTATAATGAAATTAGCAGCAGGCTACATAGTCTTTGACGGCTTGGAGACTCTAGAAGGTTCTATCAAGTCCATTCGTAGTAATGTCGACGAAATCATCGTATCCTATCAGAAGATTTCATGGGGCGGAACAGAATCTTCTCCTGATTTAATCCAGAGACTTGAGGAGCTACGGGATCGTAAACTGATAGATCACATCATCGAATTTACTAAGTTCCGACCTAGCATCCTGAGAACTCCTGGTGAGGTACTCCAGGCAAAGAAATTCGAGCTGAACAAACGACAAGATTGTTTGTCCTTGGCTCTTTCCCATAACTGCTCTCATTACCTATCAATGGACGCTGACGAATTCTACAGAGCAGAAGAGTTCAAGGAAGCAAAGAGGCAGATCGAATCTGAAAACCTCGATGCTACTGCAGTTCATTACATCAATTACATTACTCCGACTCTAAACCGAGGATATGCAAGGTGGTTAGTTCCATTCATTTATCGAATCACGCCAAGGACCAGGCATCATGTCATGCAAACTCATTTTTCCGGAATTGATCCAACTCGTGGAATGATAGACGACACGTATGCAAAGTGGAAAGTTTTCGAAAAGGATACGATCTCAATGCACCACATGGAAATGCTTAGAAAGGATTTGACTGGAAAGTATCTTGCCTCCAGTAGATTCTTTCCCAATCGCGCACTTCTTCCGATTCTGGAAAAGGACGTCAGAGAATCTGTAGATTCTGGCGTTTTGAAATTCACAGCATCTCATCTTGGGGATACTAGCAATCCAAGGGACGGTCAACCTCTTTTCGAATGCGAAAATGAATTCGGACTGAATCTTTAGAACTTACTTATCGTAACTGATCTCGAAAGGACCATTGGTTTTGCAGCTTCTACTGCTGCAGTCATTGCTCCAGCTGACGCTGGCATTTTGAGGTCTATCGTGCTGGCCATCACCTTTAATAGGGCGAATAACGGTTCTCCAAGAACTGCACTGTTCTGGATCTTGCTAGGTCCGAGAATGGTGTTCTGACCGTCAATGTGCACGGTTTTTGCAGAAACGGTTGCTTTCGAACCCGTGGTTACTCTGACTTCAGAATCCGAAACAATTCGAATAACGTTTCCCTCTAAGGCGATCGTAGAAAGGTCATCCTTGTGTTCAATGATTATGTTGGAAGTTTCGTTGTCAATTCTGACAAACGATTTCTTAAGTTCCATTTGGAGTCCGATCTGTTTGTCGAACCAGAACTTGATCTCCTCATCTCCATCAAATAGGATGAAGTGGGCTCCCTCGTATTTCTTTCCACCCTTTCTCAATTGTTCCTTGATGTCCTCTCCGATTTCCTGTATCTGAATGTACTCTGGGCTGTAAATATCTCCAGTTGCGAACTGCACCTTCACTATTGCTCCGACCTTTGGGATGGAAATTGATCCGCCTCTAGCGTCCTGCCCAAAAAACATTGGTTTCGCTGCAGGCACTGCCCAAGGTATGTCTTCGACTGGAATGTCATCGAATACCGAAAACACTCGGACACGGCAACGACCTTCGTACTGTGGATCGTCAATGTCCTCAACTTTTCCCAAGTAAGTAGAAATGAAGGTTTCCTCACTCGGTACGCCAATTAGATCGCTATCTGAATATTTCATGCTTGTCTTCTACTTAGTTTGAATTTTCGGATTCAGGGTAAACGTCTCCCAAATCGGCAATTTTTTCAGGTTGTTTAACGTCAGGATAAACGTCTCCTAACGGTTCTACTGGTTTAACTGATTCCTTGTCAGGATACGCAAGGCCTATTATTGAAGCTTCTTCTTTTTCTGGATTTCCTGGATATACATCGCCTATTTCAGAAACGCTAGGACTTGTCAGGTCTCCTTGATATACGTCTCCGATTTCAGCAACCTGATTGGTAACTGGATCAATTGGGTAAGCATCTCCCATGTCAGAAATAGCAGGGGGAAGCGGCGGATCTGGATAAACGTCTCCGATGTCGCTTACTGATGGAGTCTGTTGATCTTGGTAGAGATCTCCCATGCCTGAAATCGCTGGAGCTGGAGGTTCATCGGGATAAACATCTCCAATTGTCGAAGTTGCTGGAGCTGGAGGTTCATCTGGATAAACGTCTCCAATGTTAGGCGCTGGAGGAACTGGAGGTTCATTTGGGTAAACATCGCCAATATTTGAAGCAGGCGGAACTGGCGGTTCAGTTGGGTAAATATCTCCAATTGTAGCCACCGGTATTCCAGGAGGATCCGTTGGATAAATGTCCCCAATATTTTGAACTTCTAGCGTAACTTCGTCAGGATAGAGATCTCCAAGAGTATTAACCGGGGGTCCAGGTAAAATTGTTGGGTAAGTATCACCTAATGCAGCAATTGCTGGTGTTACAGGAGTTCCCTGATAAGCTGAACCTATGCTTGCGACTGGAGCTTCGCTGGAATCTCCAGGATAAACGTCCTGATTCAGGTTACTGACCAATGGCGGACCTACAACTGGATTTCTACCGGTCAAATTTCCGCTAACATTATTCATGTCAGTCATGAATGCATTGAATCCTGAATAAGCATTTCCGATTACCTTGGTTTCAACTATCGTTTGAATTTCGTTTAGCACGGATCCAACTATCGCACCAGGAAGTCTAGTAGCGGCTTGCATGAATCTCGTTATCGAACTATTAAGCGAATCCAGTACTCCAGAGAACATTCCCATCTGCCTGAATGCATGCGCTTCGGCCAAAGAAACTGGTTCCTGAATGACCCAACCAACGTTTATGTTGAAGGACGGAGCGAACGATTTTTCTTCGGTTGCAGTCTTGTGATCGGATTGACTTCCTCCCATGAATCCGCTAAAATCGAATTCGCACATCTTGCATCTGAATTGAACTATCCTCAATCCTGAAGTAAGCTCATTTCCGTCCGCTTTGTAAAACTGCCCAGACTTATCGACTATGTCCCTAATTTCTACTAGGTCAATCACCATGTCGAACCATCTTAGATTCTCTGGAACTCGGTATGCTAACCGTTCTTGATCGTAAATTGCGTATCGATAGTTTTCCGCCATTTCAGTTAATGGCTGCTTTATCGAATCCAAGCAGTTGACGATCACGGTAGTTTTCTGATTTCCTTCCTTAACTCTGTGCATAGATTTCCAAAGATCGCCTATCCCTTGGATGGATTGAAAATACCATGGAGAATCCTGAACTTGCTTTAGCTTCAATTTGAATTGCTTTAGCGCTAGCTGTGGATCCATTCCTGCATTGAAAGGATAACCACGATAATACTCGTTCAACCAATCTTCAGTTGAGTACTCAACTATTTCGTTCGGACTTTTTGGAGAGAACGATGCGTCTAAGTTTTGAATTTCCTGAACAGTTTCTTTTAACAGTGAGGAATTAGTCAAGCCATCGAACCGAGGATACTGCTCGGACGGTGGAAAGAAATCGATCCTAAACGTTAGAAAAACCGGATCCTGAAAATCATCGACCGACGATTTTATGAACAGGTTGGTTTTCTTTATTTCTTCTATTCCTCTAGCCATTACACTTTAACTGTATTTTTTGCGGTAGGAATCATCCAATGACGCCTAGATAAAGTTACTTCAGTTTGAAACTTTCCGTCGTAATACGAATAGTTGACTGACCTAACGTAGTAAAAATCGCTCAGGGCTTTGTCAAGTATCATTGATTGAGGTTTACTGTCCAATGCAGGTATTCCAGTTTTGATGGTATTAAGCATTGGATCGTTGGTTCCATCGTCTGCCATTGTGTTAGCCATCATCGCAGATGCTTTCGACATGTAAAGGTTGACACGTACTCTACTTCCACGCATTAGATTCACGCTGAATCCAGGAAGCGTCACATTCAAAATATTTTTTTCAGTTTCCAACCAATTATGGTGATTCAATAGTTCTGCGAACTTGTAAGAAGCATGAGCATTGTTGTAATCTATTCCGCTCCAAACGTTGGTAGAAATCTTTGGCCCATCATCTGGTTTTTCTACGGAATTGGTGTATTCGGGAATCTGAACAGTTTGTGGTGCCATGCCATCGTTCGAAACAGTTGAGGTCAACGGTTCTGCAAAATGGATTCGGTAATTGGCATCGTCCTGTTTGCTAGAATCTCCATTAGCTCCATGTTCGTACCAGTAAACGTATTTTCTGACAGCGTTTTTCTTTACGATTTCTCCGTGATTGCTATCGATAGAAAAGTCCTTGATGAAAAATTCGGTCTGATTAGCTTCTGGGTAATTCGTCAAAATCATAGGAACTTCAACTTCTTCCTCTACGTTCTGTTCAGGATCTTGCCTACGTTTATCGATAACTGACTGATCCAAAGCTTGCCAACAAGTATCGATCTCTTCGTCCCTGCTGAATTGCTTTTCAACGTTCACAAAATTCAAAATGTAGTATCGATCTATGAAACAATCGAAAAAATTGCTATCGTCTCGATAAGCAAATTTCGAAACGTGATTCAAGAATGATTTATACGTGTAATTCGGCATGATCCAAGTCATCGTATCGTTAGTTCCTTCTGCTTGGTTATCGGCGAATCCCAATTGCAATTCTCCAGCAACCTTTTGCATTACCTGTAATGAAGTCAGGTTAGCGTACGATTTGGAATAGTTTCCATAGAGAAACGGAACGTTCAACTCTCCGCTCAGGGTGTACACGATGGAGGTTGAATTAGGAATTGGCATGGACGAAATCGAAGTTATTAAAAAATCGGCAGCCATCGATTTCAGTTTCTTTAATGGGGACTGTATGAATACGCTGACGATTATGTTTGATAGAGGGTAACCACGAGATGTAAAAACGTAACCGTTATCAATGATTGTTATCGAGATGGTCGGAAGTAGACCTTCTTGCCATATTTTCAAAGCTTTCACTGAATGCTTTGCAAGCCTAACTGCTCCGATCTGAACGACAGGTTCCATGAGACCTTCCCTCTGTTTGAAACCTGAGAGATTTCCCCTGAACAGTTGACGATCATTATCCTTAGCCTTACTACTTTCGAAATCTGCGTACTCGATTAAAGTTGGACGTATTGTAGCAGCCGATCGAACCAGTATCTTATTCTTTTCGGCCATGTTATGCTAGCTTATTTTTTATCAGAGTTTCTTTTAGTTTTGCTCTAGAAACTGGTTCAGGACAATCTTCTTTCTTAACGTTGGTAACGTCAGATCCAAAAATGATCTTTCCATTAGCCAGTTTAACTCCACTGTCAAGCGCTACGTTTGGTGGAACTGGCGCAGAATTAGCTGCTTGGTAAGCAGAAGTCAATGGTCCAGTTCCGGAGAAGTTTCCTCCTTGTATTATATTCGCTAATTGCCCGTTGAACCCTGTAAAGTTTCCGCTCTTCAATAAAGATTCAAGCTTTGCTAAATTACCGGAAACGGCATTTCCTCTCTGCAGCAAGTAAGCTAAGCGAGCTTTGTCTTTTCTGGTCTTTGGAGCAAGAACAACGTTAGTAGGCTTCTTTCTTATGCCGGTCAATCCAGCTGGAGTTCCTCCCAATCCCGTGCTCGCGCCAACGCTTCCAAATTTATTCAAATCCTCCGAGCTTGGAATCCTAATGATGTCGCCCGTGTTTATCGAAAATGGATTGGAATACCCGTTGTACTTCAAAAGAAGGTCAGCATATCCCTGATTCTGATAAAAATAATTGGCGATCAAGTCTGGGCGCATTGCTGTTTCTTCAGATACAACATAAGCCTTTCCTGTGTTCAATCTAACTCCAAGAAAAGAGACAGCCCTACGAATAAGGTCAACTACCACATCACCGTTAGGCTTTGTGAAATTAGGTTTATTCGCTAATGTTTTTAAGTTAAGCATATCACCACGTTAAGTTTTATCAGCTGCCCTATCGAAGTACAACCAGAGAAGCGAATCGTCCATCTTTCCATCTTGCGATTGATCGCCGGACACTTTGCCATTACCATCAACTGCAGCGTACCTATATGATTTTCGTATTCTGTTACGATAACGGTCGAACGAATTAGTACCGAGAGTTTGAACGATTGACTGTTGTTCCTCTGTCGATAATCCTTTGGCTACTGCTGCCCAATCCTTATTATTCACTTCGCCAAACGTATCGTTAGCGGACGAAGGATTTCTCATCTTGTTGAACATCATCTTAGCTTCTCCCAAGTTGAACATTCTTTCGATGGACACCTTGTCTCTAGGCTTTCCTTGTGCCAGTTTCACTGTGAATGTGCAACCGGTTGGAAAATCATCAGGTCCCATTTCTTCGTCGAACTGCATTGTGCAATTGCTGCATACCAAGTCTCCCATTACCATTATCGGATTCATTGGATTTCCTACGACCAAGTGCCATTCTCCTATTGGTCTATCAGATAAAGCCGATTTGATGGAGATCAATTTAGGAATAGCGTCTGCCAATAGAGAAGCTGTTCCAGCTTGTAAAGTTTTAGCAGTAACCGCGCTCAATTTACTAAGATCTCCGCCCAATGCACTAGAAAATATTTCTTGGCTAGATTCAACCGTTTGCTGCGTTGCTGATTTGATAGCATTTAGGATCGGAGATAATTTGTGAACAATTTCACCAAGGTCCCCATTGAAGTTAGTTCCCCAATCAGTTAACAATTTTCCCATAGTTTGAGTCATATTCTCATCGAATTTCACTCCAAGACGAGGAAAGTACCTAGCAAGCTGACCAAGAAACTGAGCATCATTGTACGTTAAGTTCAAGAAGCTAGAGATCAAATCTAGAGCTACTATCTTTGGACTAAGCCCATTGAACGAACGAAAAGAGTAATGGAAACTCAAGGTGAATGGGCTGTTCCAACCGTCCTGCATTCCTCTTGCTCTCCTTGTTGAGCTATTGATGACATTGACTGGACCATAAAGTCTATTCCAATAAGGTCCTTCTGACGTGTAGAGTTTTCTAGAGTATTCCTGTAATCTGGATTCTTGCTTGCTCAACTGTTGCAATTGAGTGTCTTCTCCGTTTAAGCCAACGTACAAAGCTTCCAGAGCTCCACCGACTTTTTCGAGACCCTTTATGTTTGAGAAAATGTTAACGATATCAGTGACAGTTACTTCATTTCCTTCTATCATTTGTGGTTCGTCAACTGTCAAGGTTTCCCAACGTAATCCCCAGTTCATTACTCCGATTTTCGAAAGAACGTTATCCGTTCCCTCTCCGAACCAAGTGACCGCCTGCGCGATCGGAACAGGATTCTTTTTTCCAGGAACACGAATGAGGTCATCGATAGGAAATGGATACCTACGCAAGGTTATCAGCCTATTGTTAGGGATCTTTCCGTAATTCTTACAGAACATGAAGTCCGTCATTGCGTACGGTTGAAAACCGGTCACGCTGTACATTGATTGCGAGCTAGCCCAGCTAATGATTGAGCTTGCAGTAGGATTGGCAAGGGTCGATGCATTCTTTATGGCATACGATTTAGCAGATAAGGCATAGTGATCCTTGAGAGCTAGGTTATCATTGATTGCTTTGTTAATGGCATCAGGAGATCTATTTTCGGCAATGGCTCTCTGTGCCATATCCTGATCGCTACGTATCTGGGCAGTAAGATCGTTCTGAATCGTGTTGTTTAGTTTGTCTGTGTATGGGTCAACCTTATTCTTTGAAGCATAACCAATAAAGTGAGCATCCGGTTGATAGACGGCACCGTTTATGAACTTGGAGTACTTAAAGATGGAGAACTTATTGAAAATGGAATCGACGTCAGCTGAGATGAGAGAACCTCCCGAAGAGGATTTATCACTTCTGTAACTGTCAGACAAGTCAATCACCAAATCTTCCTTTGGGACTCTAGCCAGAGCTTCGAGGTAATTTATCCCGCTGAATATTTCTCCAACTGAGGTATTTGGTCCAATCGGTTTACTCATTGAATGTGTCCTTATTTCTGATTATTTATTTAGGACAAACCGGAATGAGCTAAAGTAAGATGAAGTAACTAATGATTAACGTAAAATAAGTGATCTAGGATCATCCGATCATCTCGTGAAATCAAGATCAGGTTAGGTATTTCATTCCACCTTCTTTCGGCATTTCCGCCGGTTCCCCTAGCCAGTTGAACGGTTATTGCTTTCTGTTTCAAATAACTCAGAGCCTCATCGTACTCGCCGTAATTCACGAGATTTTCGACTTCTGTTGCATCGCTAGGAGCGAGCTGAACTCTGTAAATTATCGGCCATCTTTGTGGATTAGCTTGGGCTCTCATTTTTAACATTTTGATGATGCCATTGTATTTCTTTCTGGCTGCGGTTTCTGTTCCCTCCTTAGGTAATAGACCAACATGAAATAGTTCGTCGAAATCTGCCCAGTCAGCAGCTTCTGCAGGTTCCTCGATGAAAGAATCGATTCCTAAACAGTCAGCTAATCCGAAGTACCATTTTGGTTGAGCAGTTGATAGTGATTCGTTAAAAGCAGCAAATGAGGTTATTGCTCTGTTAGATTTCATTCTCTCGTTAATTTCGTCTTTTTCGTCATGCTCAACATAAGCTTCCAAGTTATCACCATATAGCCCAGGAATAACTGTCCTGTTCTCTCCATTTATTTCAATTGCTCTTTCTAGCGTTACTTCGTACCGTTTCACATCCGGTTCGTAACGAGTCGAATAAACTTCGCTCACCTTAGCCTTCGCACCGGCAATTGCTTGAAATAGCTCGCTCTTTAATTCTTCGCCATCCGCTTTTATTCTAACTACGTCGTCAACGTTAAATTCCATTCTTTGGAGTCTTATTTTCGTTAAGGAACTGTGAGAAGTTCATTATTGTCATATTGTCCTCGTAAACACTACGATGCTTCTTTTTCTTCTTTTTCTTTCCCATGTTGAAATCACCAGATCCTAACGAGTTTTCGGTAGGAACTCTAATTGCACCAGCTCTGCTTATCGAACCGGGAACTTGCATAGAAACTCCAGGAGCGACTCCGCTGTCTCCATCTTCTGTGATAGGAGCAATTGCAGGTTTCTTATCCAGGACATTTGGTCCAGGGATGAACATCCTAGAAATAGCATCAGCTTTCATCTCTCCTTCTCTTCCACCGAACAAGCGGCCTATGAACTTGGCTGCAGTGTTCAATGTTTTTGCATAGGCTCCATGAGTCTTTTCTCCAAAATCGGCCCATGCTCTTCCAGCAGATGTCATTTCTGGTTGAGCTGCAGGAAATGCACCGAGAACCGAAGTCAACCACTTCCTGAATTTCATTAGTGCAGAAGAATCGGCAATTTGTTGACCAGTAACAGGCAGAGTAGTCAATTCGTGAAGCTTGAGTTTTGTGTTGAACTTGTAATGAATTCCCTTAGCTTTTCCAAGGTCCATTGACTTGTCCCTTACTCTATTGAGAAGCTCGTCAACCATTTTGGCAAGCTCATCAGTCAAGTACTGAATGATTTCGGAAATTGACTGAGTATGAAACTTATTGTTCGTTCCGCGTAGACCATTGATCTGCTTTTTGATCTGATCGGCTTCTGAGTAAATTTCTTCCTTCGTGGTAAACAGTTTGTACCTCATGTCAAGGATCCTACGTAAGATCACAGCTTCCTGTTTGTTACGTAAAGCTTCTTCCTTTACTCGATTGAAGTTTTCTTCTCCAATCTCGGTTTTTATGGTCTGTTCGGCTTTCGCCTTCGCTTGCTTTTCTCCAGTCTGTACTTCAGGCGGGTACATTTCGATGACTTGATCAGCTGAGTCAAATGCATCAATGATTTTCCTAGCGCTGTCAAATTTTTCTTCTTGATCGGAATCTGGGCTTTCGACTATGGAGATTTCAGGTTTCACCTTATCTCCAAGGGTTGTCAAAAAGTCCATGTACTGACCGGCGAATTCCATTTTTAGAGCAGTGATTGCTTGAAGAACTTCGTCAGCGATGCGCTTAATTTCTTCGCTGTTTATGAGCTTAAATGCAGAGTAAACTTTTTCTAAAACCTGAATCCTAGCAGCTATCCTTATTTTTACAAGCATCAGTTCTTCTAACCTAGCAGTATTGATAGGATCGTCCGACATTATTGATTGAATTTCGGAATCAACGTCGGCTGCTCTGCTTTTACAGTAAGCTATGTAGCGCTTGATTTTTTCCTTGGAGAATTCGGTTCCTAGTTCTTTTTCGAAGATTGGTCTCTTTAGGTCCTGGGCAATATCAACTATTCCTCTTTCGAGAAGCTGGTCTATCAGGTAATCGACTTCGTTCCAATTATCACTAGCCTCGCCACCAGTTTCTTTCTTGTCACCGACTTTGGCTAGAGCGTCCCCAATCTTGATGATGTCAGACTCTAGTAATAAATCCTCGAATTGTTGAATTCTGTTTATCTTTAGAAACATTCTCAAAATTATTTCATTTGTAATAGGTACTGAACTTTGTTCTTCAGGCTGAGCATTTCGTCAACTATACTGAAGAGCTCAGAATCCTTATCTCTGTCGAATATCTGGTAGAACATTTCTCTGAGAATGCTGTCCACCAATTGCCAAAATGCTGGCAAAGCAATCTCATAATCGTAAAGCATTACCGAAGCTTGCCCGAATTTCAACTTATCTTTACCGTACTTCCCTGCGATCGCTTCGATCAGCACATCCATCTGGCCGATGAACGTATCATAGAACATGTCAAAATGCCTGTGTTCAGTATCGAATCCGGTCTGAAGATGAATAATTTTAGCTTGATCAGCTATCTGAAACAACGAGAGCATGAAAACTGCTACTGTTGATTCTTTTTGACCCTGTGGCTCGGTTACGTCAGGCGCATCCTGTTCCAACTGAGGATCTTCCGGAACAGTTAAAGCTTCGATCTTAAACATTTTTCTGTGTACGAATTTTTTGATTTTTCTCCCACTTGGCGAACGGAATCACCCAGAAATTACGTTCGACTTTGCTTTTTACGTAATCGTAAACTGGGTTACCCTCAGGGTGCTGGAGTACAGCATTCTTCAAAGGTTCCTTACCTGCACGGTAATTCTTAGCGTTCTGGTGAGTTTTTTCCATATCAGGATTATTTATTAGCGGAGCCTACAAATAAACTGGTATCAAAACTTTATTTCAAGTGTTAATAAAATAGATACATAAAACTGTAATAACGTAACGTTAATGAAATTTGAAGATTTAACCCAAGAGCACATCCAGACGATTTCCCAGTTATACAGGAACACGGAACTCAGTTGGGATGAACGAATGAATAGATTGAGCAACTACCTTAACAAATCAGAACGCACAGTTGCCAAATGGTTATCCCGATTTGGATTGACCGAGCGATCTATAATCGAATCACCGCAGTTAATAAAAGCAAAGGAACGCCAGCTTGGTGAAAAGAAGCGGTTCCTGATTACTTGGGCTCAAAACGATACTCCGGTAAACGAAGCTTTCATTTCCAACATGGAAAAGTACGCGGACCATATCGATGCTGACATCCACGTGATTGCCGGCCGATACAAGAATCCAACCTCAATCTTTACTGATAAGAATTACGACACCTGGGCGGAACGCATAGAGGAATACCTAGATGCTAACCGACACAATGTTCACAAGCACATGTGGATCATGTCAGACATCAAGATTCAACCGACTGCAACAGACCCGATGACGGGTCTTCGTGGTTTAACTGGAGTGAACTCTTGCGTGTTTGGATCGCCAAAGGTTCAGTTCGAGACCGTTCCTGTTCTCGAAGGAAACCTTCCGAAGATCATGATGACCACCGGAGCTTGCACAGTAAGGAACTACACCGACTCCAAATTAGGAAAGAAGGGAGAATTCCATCACACTTTGGGATTTGTCATCATTGAAATCAAGGATGATTCTACATTCTTTGTTAGGCAGATAACTGCTACAGATGATGGAAACTTTACTGACCTGAACACAAAAGTCCAGTACGATTTCGAAAAGCAAGAAAGCTCCATCAGCAAGGTGGACAAGCTTGCAGCAATCATTTTCGGAGACATCCACTTCGGCCAGCATGATCAAATGGTAGTCGACAAGACTTTAGAATTCATGGAGATCATGAAGCCAGAAAACGTTGTTCTTCATGACGTGTTCGATGGGCTTTCGATAAATCACCATGACATCAAGAATCCGTTCATCCAGTACGAACGCGAAATGAATGGGACTAATTCCCTAAAGGACGAAGTTGAGTCAATGCTAGAAGGTCTCGAAGATTTCGATGGAACTTTCAAGACCATCATCATTCGTGGAAATCACGATGACTTCCTGGATCGTTGGCTGCAAACGTCGGACTGGCGAAAGAATGGAACCTTGAAGAACTCTCTCGAGTACATGGAATACGCTTCGCTCATTCTCAGCGGAAAAGCCAAGAGCGGAGTCATCCCGTACCTCATCAAGCAGAGATTTCCAGATTTCATAACTCTTGATCGCAATGACAGCTATGTCATTAAGGACTGGGAACTCGGACAACACGGAGATCTTGGAACGAATGGAACGTGCGGTTCCATCAATCAATATAGGAACCTGAACACAAAAATTATTGTTGGTCACTATCATTCACCTGGCAGGAAGGACGGCGCACTCGCCGTGGGGACTTCGACCAAGTTAAGAGTTAACTATAACTTCGGACCTAGCAGTTGGCTGCAATCACATGTGATAGTCCATGAGGACGGTAAGGCTCAACATATCAACTTCACGAATGGGGAATTCACGACCCTATTATAAATCAAACCTCTTCACATGAAAAAAGCTCCTTACGGAGCTTTTTTCGTTTTACATCATTGCTCCTGGCGGAACGTTAGCTTTACCTTTTCCCCTGATCAGAACACCATTTTTATCTTCGGCTAAGTATTCTGCCACTCCACCGAATTTCTTTACGATTTCTGATTCTTCATGGCCGACCAAACATTCGATCGTTATGAAGTTATTCACCGGATCAACCGTATATTCAATCTGTTTCTCAGTCAATGCATCAGCAATATCTTGGAGCTTGTCTGCGTCTATCTTGTAGAATCCGCAGTACGGATTGACTGATTCCATTATAGGTAGAGCACTAGTTCCGGAGGTACCGCTAGAACCTGAAGTTCCTGGGCTAAGTTGAACTGGCAATCCATCCTGATAGTATTCCTGTTTCTTTTCCTCGAGAATCAAATCAACCGTATCGTCAATCTCAATCACTGGAACTCCAGGTGATTTGAATTGAGATAGGTCTACTGTTTTCGATTCATTCAATTTTTCGCTTAGGTCACGGTTCATGTTGAAGAATTCTGAATGAATTGCATTTGGAGCTGCTGACTTGAATGCCGTGTAATCATTGTTGCGAACTGCATCCATTATAGATTCTTTGACTCCAGCGGTAGGAAGTTCCATCAGCCTTAGATCTTTCTTCAAGTTCAAGTTTCTCGAACGCTTACGCGCAAGTTCCAACTGAAGAGCTATGTCTCGTATCCTGCTCTTGTTTGCGGCTACGATGTTAGGCTCGTATTCCGGCCGAATTTCCTTTAGTAAGCTTTCAACTTCCCCGTCCGGAACAATAACCAGTCCTACCATGAAACTAGGATAGAGATTCACTAACTTGTGAAGAGCATTGACTATGGTTTCTTTTTTGAAAGGCTTTGCTTTTGAAGTAGCTCCACAGTGAACGCATACTAACAGGCAAGGAAGCCCATTCTCGTTGAACAAACCCTGTGCCGATTTTATGTGCCCTGGGTGAATGGGTTGAAAGTCAGAGATGATCAAGTTTACCGGTTTAGTTCTCCTATCCTCAATTCCTTTGAAGCTCTCAAAATAACCAGGTTCCTTATCTTCACCAACGAACTCTTTGAATGTTGGAAAGTAATTTTCGTAAATTGCATCTCCCATGATTACTTTGCTAATTTTGTCTACCTGAGTGTTCAGGTTGTCTTTCATCTCCTTCGTGAAGAACGATGAGCTTACCCTAATTTTTTTCTTCCTAAACATGTTGAGGAATACTCGATAGATTTCCTTGAAGTTCGGGTTCGATTCGATTATTTGAGTCACTCTTGCATCGTTCACCAATCCGAAATTAACGTTGAAGTCATCTCGTTGTAGGAATTCAGGTATTTGAATGTCAAGGTCACGATACTTTTCTCCGAACTCCTTTATGAATTCTAAGTAAATGTGATTGACCAAGGAAATGTACTTTTCTTCGTATGTTTCTCCTGCGACCTTGATTCCTCTAAGTTCGCTGAGCGAGTACTGTTCAATGAAGTTCATTAGGTCGATCACGATGATCCAGATGTAGTCATCGCTTTTCTTTTGGTTCTTGTCGCTGGCCCTTGCCTTAGCGTTAGCTTGAAAAGCTGGGTCGACCAGTTTCGCTAGGAATACTGGATCCTCAGTTTTCTTACCTTCCTCGTAGAACCTGAAAACGATTCCCTCAATGTCCTTGTCCAAAGAATCACGAAGGAATGTTGCTTCCATTTTCGGATTAAGGACTGACATGATGTACTTCGTGAACGAAACTGTCTTGAACTTTTCGACAAGTTCGTCGAATGGAGTGTAAACGAATTCCTGAATTTTCTTCTTCTGTTCGTCCGTAAGTTTTCCCTGGAAAATGATTGGCGGTCTTTCGATTCCCAATAGGTCAGCCCATTTGTTCAATTCGTCCCTGCTCTGAACTGTTTCGGAAATATTTCCTCCAGCGTTCAAAATGTGGATGTAACTTAGAATGAGCTTGTTCTTTGGTAACCTATCGTACGCTATCACCTGAGCTTTCTTGTCAGCAAAGTACTCCATCCCGAACATGTACTGAACTGGAATCTTTTCGATAGTTTCCGGCGAGAGACTTTCGAAGTACTGAACTGCCGGTTCGAAATAACGACTTAGAACTCTATCGATGTACGAGAGCTCGCCGTTACGTTTGAAGTACTGGAATTTTGATGAGTTAGGATCAAGTTTCACGCCAAAGAAGGCTCCGTCCATCTTCTCATTAATGATGACGGATTTATTAAGGAGATTCTCTATGAATGCCTTACCTTGCTTGTCTAAAACGTCCTTTAAGTGCGATAGTCCTGGCATAATCTTTATTTTTTAGTCTAACGGACCGAATTTTCCGCTGCTCATTGCCTGGCCGAAATCACGTTTTCCATGAGAATCGAGGCTGATACTTATGTGAGTTATCTTTTCTCCAATCTCAGGATTTGCTTCCAAGTACGAAATCAGTTCTTCAGGTTTGATGTCTTGCGATGTTGTGCTTCCACCCTCTGCTGCCAGGAGTTTTTCAATTTCGTTGTACCTTAATTCTCGTCCACTTGCTTGCCAAATGTAGAAAGTCACTTCCTTCTGATTGCCTTCCTTGTAATAGCTCTTGTAGAATTCGTCTATCTTCAAGAGCTCGTCGGAAATCTGCTCGAACGCCTGTTCGGGTCCAACTTCCTTAATGATTCCTGGCCGATCGGAAATGATTGTTGCAACATGCGAAGCATGCCCGTGAATGTCCGCTGGATAGTGGATAGTTTGCAATTTTGGACAGAGACCGATGATAGTTTGCAAGTCTGCTAAAAACTCAGTTGCAGGTTTTCCCTTGAATGGGGTTTCTATCGATTCGTTGATCTCGGAAAAGTTCTTTACGAATTTCTTAAGCATTACCGTTTGACAATTTTTGTTATTTATTAGGCGGAATACCTAAAAGCCTATAACATTCGGCTGTGAATGCCACATCCGAGTCATCGTTGAATCTCTGTGTGGTCTCGTTAAAAGTGTTTGTGATGAAACTTAAGCTGTTGTTTCGATGCTGATTCGATAAGAATTCCACTCCGAAATCGAGAAAATGCCCGAGCTGATGGTACTCTTCTTCGGTTGAATGAGCTCCATCGAACATGTCCTTTCCGCGATTGTCGTTAGTTTGCCGATCTACCGCGATGACGATTGTCTTGCAATTCTGATAAAGTTCGGAACTGAGGAGCGCTCGGTACTCGTCTCTTGCGCGATTCGGAGTCAATCGATTTCGCAATACTGCCCATGCATAAGCTGAGATGATTGCCCTGTCGAAGATCCAAGTATGTCCTTGGTACTGAGGGCGTAGGTTCATTTCCATGATGGACATGATGTTTCCCAAGCTAAAATAATGTAGGGCCGGAGTTGCATCGAGATCTTGCAATCCCAACGTTTTTATGTGGTTTGCGAAATAGAACTTGTAGTACTCAACTCCGAAGAATACTGGATCCAACGGATACTGTTTCTGTTGTTCTTTTAACTTCGCTAGGAAGTTCTCGATGAGATAAGTTTTGCCACATGAGCGTGGACCTTCTACGAATAGTATCATGTCAAACGAATTCTTTCTGGTTTTCCGAGGTGCCGTATGATTTCGATTGCGGGCAGTGGCAGCTCGAAGATCTTTGTCTTGTCCACGAAAAATATTGTAACTTGCAATTTTGAACCGCTAAGGACCGTAGCGTACTTTGTTAGTTCGGATATTGAGTCCTCGTAAATGGTAACGCTTTCGATGGTAGGGTTTTCGGAAAGGATTTGCTTCAGAACGTCCGCTTTATCTCCGTCCCTTTCGCAGAAGAACACTTCCGTGAAGTTGCAACCCTGTTCGGAAAGCAATCGTAATACTTGTTCCTTGTTCACCAATTTTCGGTGAGTGATCAAGTAATTCGGATTTCCGTTCAATCTGGTCTTTTCGACAACGTTCTCGATTGCCGGAATGTGAAAGTCCGGAGATAATGACCTTTCCGAATCGTACCACTCGTACATGGTCTTGCCTTTCGGCTCTAACGAGGCGAAGTTCTGAGTTCTGAACATCGTGTCGTCAAAATCGAATATGTTAATGTGTTTTGGGTTGTTCATCTTCAAGCAGATATGTTGTTTCTGGTGTTACTACTGTTATTCGTTCCTGAAATAGCTGAACTCTCAAAATTTCTCCGAGAGCTAAGGCCTTCTTTAGAATCTGCTCTTCTGTTCTTGGAAATCTCGAATAGTTAATATATCCAACAATCACTCTAGGTTCCCAACCATTTATGTATCGAAATTCAGTTGGAGTGATTGACACGCAATCTCCTAGACCTCTATCGTCCAATGTATTGACGAACTTGTTGCAGATTTCTCGAACTTTCTCTATTGGGTGAATGTATTCACCGTATCCAGATCGAAGGCCGACCCAAATTTGAAGATTGAACGATTTCTCAGTTCTCATCATTATAGTTTACTTCTTCTACTGATAAATAACATAGTAGTTTAACAATATCACACAAATTTCGCATGGACAGATCGCTAAGACGCTCACGAGAATACGATGGCAATAGGTATCACCTTATCAGGGACTGCGTTCAGCAGCAAAAGCCTTTCGCCATATACAATTTTACGTCAATGAAGCAGTACAACGAGTTCCTGAACGATCTGGACACGTTCGAAAAGCTCAATTACGTGATCCAAACGATCACTTCGCTGTCCAAGATCGAACAGAGAATTCGAATGGTGTACCCAAGCATCTTCGTTACTAACGAGGGAACCGCAGTATCGCTCGACGAGTTCAAGGAAATCATCAAAGGTTCGTTAGCTCACTACAATTTAGACTCGATTGTATGCCTGTACGACGGAGCAGTCTCAGTTTTCTATCGTAACGGTGACCACCACACCATCGGTAACACCATTTACGGAAGTAACCAGATCAACGAATTCCAAAGCGATTTTTATCAGATAGAAAGCATCTATTAAACCTTCCTGACGTAAAACTTCCACTTAGTTTTAGGTAAAATACTAAGATGGAAGAGGAAAAACCAAAAAGAACGTTAGCTGAGGTCTTTCGTGACAAGCGAGAGTCATTCTCAGGAGAAATACAGACTGGGATTAAGCTTTTGAGCAACATCAAGAACATTCCGGATGTCCAGGTCACATTTTTGAGCATGAGACAGCGGCTTCTTGAAGAAAATCACACCCTCTTGGAGCATTTCACTCAGTTGAAGAAGCGGTATCGTGAAAAGAAGGGAGAAGAGTGGGCTGACGCATCAAAAATCGGGCAAATTCGTTACCAGTCGACCGAAAAGGCGACAATTGTTGACGGAAAGACCGCAGAATTACGAGAAAGGCTAGAACAGTTAGAAAATCAGATAAAATTCTACTCGGAGTCCATCACGACGGTGGATTCGGTTCTCTGGGGCATAAAAGACCGTATTGCCGCACAGAAAATCCTCGACGGCAGTTAAAATCATCGACTATGCTTGCTAATATTTGACGTAGCTGCGGACAAGCAGCACCTTCAGTTGGTACATCACGATACTCGTGGTGAATTAAAGGATCTGCAGCTTTATTTCAAGAAAAGGCAACAGGGTTACTTCCACAACATACTTTACAAGCGTAAGTTATGGGACGGTTACGATAAGTTCATCGATGATCAACACCGAATAGGCATTGGGCTATGGAGAGAAGTCTATTACTTCGGCGAGAAGTACGATTACGAGGTAGAAATTCGTGGTCTCGATGGTCTTCTCAACTTAGAATTCACCAAGGACAAATCCGATAAGTTCGCATCCGTCATGCTCGACGGAACCAACCCGCAAATAGAAGCTTACGATTACCAGCTAGAAGCGCTCCATCGTGGACTAAAGTACAAGTTCTGTGCTCAGGAATTGGCCACCTCAGCAGGTAAGACTCTCATCTTCTTCCTTTACCTTTCGTTCCTAAAGCGAAAAGGAATCATATCGAAAGATAAGAAGGCAATCCTTATCGTTCCGAAAGTTTCGTTGGTGAATCAGACAGCTGATGCTTTCGAAACGGAATACCAAACAGGATTGGTCAATTGGAATATTCATAGGATCGGAGGTAAGAACGAATTCTCGGAAAAGAAATTCGCCGAATGCGATTTGGTCATCACGACTTACCAGAGCGTAATCTTAGACGACGGGACTCCACCGAAGAGAGGAAAGAAGAAAATAGAACGACGTACTAAGCCAGAGTTCTTCAAGAACTTCAGCGTAATTTGCATAGACGAAGCTCATACTAGCCGAGGAGATTCGATTCGAAACATTCTTTTGGCCAGCACGAATGCTGAGTACAAGCTCGGACTTTCTGGAACCATTCAGATCGAAGAACAGTTCTCGGACTTCTTCAAGATTCAAGAATACCTTGGGCCTTTGAGCATGAAGGTTAGGGCAAAGTTCCTAATGGACAACGATTATTCTGCGGACGTTCATGTAAAGATGCTGAAGCTGAAGTACCCAAAGGACGAAGTGTTCGTTCAGAAGTACGCCGAGTTGAAAGCAATGGAAGTCAGGCCTCCAGGAAAGGTGATGTACGATATGGAAAAAGAATTCATTATCTCGTACGAGCCAAGAATCAATTTCATCGCTAAGATGTGTGAGACTTTACCAGGAAACAAGCTTGTCCTTTTCATCAATGTCAAGGACAAGTACGGCCAGAGAATTCAAGATAAAATTCGCGAGACCAACGAAAAAGTTTACTACATCGATGGTGGAGTGAACGATGACGATCGAAGGGATTACCGGGAAATCCTAGAAGCCAATACTGGCATAGTGTTGGTTGCTTCGTTCGGAACCTTTTCCACAGGTATCAACTTGAAAAACGTCAACTACATCATATTCGCAGAAAGTTACAAGTCAGAAATCACGGTTCGCCAATCGATCGGTAGGGGAATGCGTAAGCTAAAAGGAAAGTACAAGATCACTATTTTGGATCTGGTCGACGATCTCGACGGTTACATAGTCAAGCACGGAAAGATCCGGGAAAAGATCTACAAGGAACAGGAATTCACGACATCTAAGCACGAATACGACCTGACTCCATTCAGATAAGTTAGCCCTTATGCTTGCTTATTTCTATAGCCTGTAATTGTTTCATGGCTTTTTCCTTACTTAGGTGAGTGCCTAATACCTTTTTTCCGGACTTATCTAAAACGACCCACTTGTTACCGCGCTTACGAACCATTTCGTTCATAACGAAACTATCGAATGATTCGACTATTTGCTGAGCCGGAACCGACTGAGTTTGCTGAATCGGTTGGTTAGCGACAGCTTGAACAGGAGGTTGAGTACGTTTCAAAAGATCTGAAACTTTCGTTCGTATCAGGTCGAGCTTTTGCATTTCTTCCTGAGTGAAGGTCTTTTCATTGAGATCTTCTTCGATTAACGAAACGTATGCTAAGAACGAATCAAGTTGGGTGTTGTCCATTATCAAATTGATATTTTTGATGCTATCACTATCCCTAGGATAAGTTTAGTGTAAATCAGTTGAAATTGATAGTAAGTTAAGATGATCTGGTACTCTTCTCTGTCTAGGCCGACTAATCCCTTACCTAATGCTAGCTTTACCAGCTTGTTGATGACTTCGGTCAATTGAGCATGGCTTCTAACTAGGCCGCTTAGTATTTCACCAGACGTTGAATAGCTTAGTCGAGTACGATTGTCCTGGATTTTGGAAGACCATTCTTCTGCGAAATTGACTCCATCCCTCTTCGTGAGAAGGTCCGTGGAATTGATCGCTTCGTCAATCACCTTAGTTGTATGATCGAGAGCCGTGATCTTTTCTGCTATCTCGTTAAGCCAGTTCAACTCCTGTTCGAATATCATGATGGTCATTGAACTTTGGTCGGTCTCGTAAACGAACTTAAGTAATTTAGGATCAACTGTTTGAGTAGGATAAGGCGAATCATCAGCAGCCATTGGTTTGAACAGATCGCCTGCTTCAACTTGAAATTCATTGAACGGGAAGTTTTCAAGGAAGGGGTACTTTCTCTGCACTACGTACGCCTGTTTACTCACAGAAGTGATCATTTGGTCAGTCTTTTTTTCTTATTTATTTAGTACATTAAAACTTAAATTGGATTCACTTATACAATACCAGTATGAATCAAACGTTAGAACAACAGATAAAGTCATTGGATTTGAAGCAGAACGCTATCAAGATTCTCATCAACTCCTTCTACGGTGCGTTCGGCAACCGGTATTTTTACTTCCATAATAACGACATAGCTCAGTCAATCACCTTACAGGGACAGGACCTCATCAAGTTCTCGATCAAGGCAATCAATCATTACTTCATGAACATGTGGCATGTCGATACCGAACTTCACGAAAAGCTCGGCATTCTCGGTCGTCCAATTTCCAAGATCGAAAAGGAAGCAGCAATCTACACGGACACTGACTCCGTTTACTCGTGCATCGAGTATGCAATCAATTCGATTCAAAACGACCTTCAATTAACTGACGAACAGGCTTTTCAGTTCTGTTTGGACATCAATGCTTACAGGCTCCACGGTTACTTTGAACGCTGTTTCGAAAAGTACGCTCAGCACTTTAACACGAAGAATCGTCAGAATTTCGAGCTAGAAAACATATCTCGTGCAGGAATTTGGGTCGCAAAGAAAAAATACGTTCTCGAAGTTGTATCGAAAGGAACCAAGCTTCTTCCGAAACCGTACCTAATGATCAAGGGACTCGAAGCTGTTCAATCCTCATATCCTATTTGGGCACGTCAGAACTTGCAGAAAATTTACTGGATCCTTCTGGCAAAGGGATACGATCTCGATCTCGAAAGGGATCTCATTCCAGTAATGAAGGAAATGAAAGCCGAGATGGAGACAATGCCCATCGATGAAATCGCTTTCAACTTCTCAGTTCGGGTTTACGAGGAACACCTACGAAGCTTACTACCATTGGTGATGGAAAAAGGAATGCCGATTTATGGTCGTGCCTCTGCCTACCACAATCACGTAATACAGAAAACGAACAACCTGAAATATCCGTTCATTCGTAGCGGTTCCAAGATAAAGTTCTACTATGCAGCACATAATGAATACGATTTCGACGTGTTCGCATATGCACCTGGAGCCTTTCCTGAATTCGCAATGCCGATCGATCGTGAACACCAATTCTTCCGCCTAATCGTGGAACCGATCAACAAATTGTTACTCGCAATAGGTTTCAGCGAACTTAGTTCGAAGCTTGCACGACACGTAGAAGTAATAAAATCAAGAAGCAGAACTAAAGCTTTCACTGATGACGAGATCTATCCTCTGTACGTTGTGAACTCCGAAACTCTTGATTTCACGCCAATTCCCGAAAGCGTTCAGCATTTAGTTGGCCATCCGGAAATTGACATTCCGCCCGAGTTATTCCCTACCTTCATATCTTCGATTTCAATGTACGGTCTCTCGACCGTGATCGTTCCAAAACATGAACTTCAAAAGTACCGTGAACGTATCGCAAAGAAAAAAGGAATGACGATAACCGATCCATTCGAAATACCATACGAACTTTCTGGCATTATATCGACAAGATCGAAACGAAAAACAAGAAACGCTCAAGCCGAGAATCGACTTCTGGACGAAACGAGGTCTGAGTGAACAAGAAAACAATATTATGAGTACTCAACATGAAATAGCCATCGATGTGATAAATGACCACATCTTTAGTAGTGAACCGTTTTCGTATGAGGAAGTTACAGAAGAGATAGTGGAAAAGGGCGGTATTCTCCGAGTTTCAATTGGGGTTACAATTGGAATGTATTTGAAGAAATTAGTAATGCTGAAGGTCATTTCATTTGATCCCAATACTTCAACATTTAAAGCCACTAAACCTGAGCATATTTTAGCTTGCAAAGGGCCAAGAACAAAGAAGCAAACACGGCGGGTATAACTACAAAAGCTGCGTACAACAGAGCCATGAAGATCTTGCAAAAGAAACTGACCAATGCCGTACACTCAGGAAGAGATACAAGAACAGGTAGAATTGTAATAAATGCAAAGAGAAGAAGTCGTACAGTTCATTAGGGTCGTTCTCGCCAAACGATTTCACGATAGTTTTGAGAAGCAGAAGATAGACGATTCTAACGATCGTAAATTGAACTTCGCTTGTCCTATCTGCGGCGACTCGCATAAAAAGGCTTCAAAGAAACGAGGAAATCTCTATTTCGATACGGAAGCTTACAAGTGCTTCAACAACGGGTGCATGGCATACATGTCTCTCGGAGAGTTCGTAGCAAAAATGAGTCGCGAACTCGGCATCATGCTTCCGAGCTTCGTTGCTGAGATCGATTACAAGCCCACAAAAATAAAGAGGACTGAAAATCCATTCCTTCGATTCATGACATCCGACACCAGCGAATTCATCACCATTTCCGAAGTCATCAATCGTTTCAACTTAGTTCGTTTGGACCAGACAGAAGAGCATACGAATGCATTGTCCTACATCAAGGGCAGGAACCTTCACCTCATAGACGATTACGGGGACTTCTTGTACACTGACAATTCTGACAATAAGATACTTATCTTCAACTTCGACCGGCGATCTGGGAAGCTCCTGGGATTCTCAATGAGGAGCCTCGACCCTAAGGCTGAACGCAAGTACATTATCAAATCGTACACGGACCTGGCAAACATATTCCTTCAGCGAGAAATCGACAAGGATCTCGTCGACGATGCGAACTACTTGAACAATTACTTCAACATTCTCAATGTGGATTTCAGCAAGCCGATATGCTTGACCGAAGGTCAGTTCGATTCGATGTTCGTACGCAATTGCATAGCGACTACTGGCGTAACTAAAGCCAGAAGCATACTTCCATCCTTGGGAGCAAAGGCCGGAATTCGAATCCTATTCGATAAGGATAGGGGCGGAAAGGACGAAATGATGAACTTGATAAAGCAAGGTTACTCCGTTCTGTTATGGAATAAGATACTATCCTACCTTAAGAAGGTGTGCCAGACTGATTCGGAACTCATCCAGATAACCGAGATTAAGGACATCAATGATCTTTTCAATTTCCTTAAGGCTAGAAAGGCCGATTACTCTATCAAGGAATTCAACGATTGGCTAGAACATTACTTCAGCGACAGCGTGTTCGACATCGCGTACCTTTAATTCCAAAGGTGATCATATAAATAATCAAAATGATCACCTTTGGAATTTATGGTAAAGCTAACAACGGACATAAGTAAGTCCATTATTTCTGAATACTCAGAAAATACTTCCATTACTTTACGAGAATTAAGTTCAAAATACGGAATTCATCATGTTACTATTTCCGCATTTTTGAAGAAAAATGGTATTGCCATTAGGCGAACTGGCGCTAGAATAGGCCATCCTGTAAAAGAATCAACACGTCAGCTTTTTTCTAAATTGCATGCTGGTAATACATATACAGTAGGTCGTAAACAAACAAATTCCACCAAATTAAAAATTATTGCTACTATGTGGAAGGTCGATTACTCGGCTCTTTTACAGTATCCAAATGCAAATAAAGTTAAGTTGATAATTCAGTGGATGAATTCAAGTAGAAATATGCTAAATTTCGAAATTTCAACCAGACTCACTTTTTTAGATCACTTTTATAAGGATGAATCTTTTAATAGAATTTGGGATATTTGGATCAAAAACGGTAAAAAGCAAGAATACAAACCAAGTATAGATCATAAAATTCCATACACTCGAGGTGGAACATGTGATTTTGCAAATCTGCAAATAATTACCTGGTTTGAAAATAGAGCAAAAGGTAATATGACAGAGTCTGAATGGGAGATTTTTAAGAAGGTAAATAACCTAAAATGCGATCTTTTTATATGAAGACTCGAGAATCAAATGGAATTAAAGACTTTCTAAAACCGAGAAATGGAGAAAAGCGGCCAAGACAAGGATATTTCAAACCAGTAAACACGGAAAAATACATGGGAGATATTTCTCGAATTATTTTTAGAAGTTCATGGGAATTCAAGTTCTTGAAGTGGTGCGATCTCAACCCAACCATCCTACGATACTCTTCCGAACCAATCGGAATCATTTACTACAATCCATTGGACAAACGACCCCATCGATATTACGTCGATTTTTTCGTTATCACCAAGGATCAGGATGGTGTTGAACAGAAGTGGCTTATCGAGGTGAAACCGAACAAGTACATCGTTCCGCCAAAAGCCCCGGACAGAATGACCGACAAACAGACTGCGAATTACGTTTGGGCAGCAAAACAGTACATAATGAATCAGGCGAAATTCGAAGCTGCTAAAGCTTTCGCTGAGCAGAAGGGAGTTAAATTCGGGATCATTACTGAAAACTTTCTGTTCAAATCCATATAAAAGAAGTAATGAAACTCAAAGTAATAAAGGACTTCATAGATCTCGACCAAATAGAACCATTTCCATACGAGGGGACCTCTTACTATTTCGATACGGAGAGAGTTCCGGTTAATTTTGCCAGGTTACTCCCAGGGTATTTTTACACGTTCGTTTCGATTGCAAATGCAGTCGAGGATGAGCTGCTTAGTTTGGACGAATATCAAATTGGCCCAAAATCAAAGAAGCCGTATTTTGATCGTCGCCCAATATTTTTATCCCTTGGTCAGGAAGGGCCGATGGAAGTTGGGCTGAACGTTAAGTTGATGCCTTTCAAACTCAGAAGGTGGTTTCTTCAAAGGTACTTGAAGCACATCTATCCAACCATGGTAAAGCTAGTGGATGAATCTGGCGATTTAGCAACGCTGAATTCTCGCATTAGAATGCAAGAAACTGCATCTCTTTATGGGATCAACCGACAATTCGTTAGGGCCATATCCGAACAGACAGGCCTTAAATTAGAATTCCTGGTTGATAAATATACAAGAGGTGAAATGGGGAATCCGTTAGCCCTAATCGATTGGGACCAAATTATTAAAATGGGTCGGTGCAATTACATTCACGACAAATCGATACTGTCTAAGACCCCAATTTCGTACTTCTTGACAAAATTTACATGATAATACATGGCAGGATTTTTAGAAGGTAACCCAATGAAATCTCTCAGGTCCAGATTAACGGAACTGAGCAGGTTCGGCCTTAAATACGACGACTTACTTATTAAGAACTCGCAGGCAATCGGTTTTATCGAAAGCCAATTGGGCGGTTCCGGCGGTGGTTTTGCTACCGACGATTTAATGAGGGCAACGGTCGCCCTAGCGGACACAACTTCCGCCTTGAAGACCAAAGCGATCGCATTCTTTCAAATGGACTACGTTTCCAAGCGTGAAAGATTGAGGGACATCGCATCCAGCGGAGAAATCGAATTCGTTCTTGAAACAATTACTGACGACGCTATCGTCTACGATCCTGACAACCGTTTCTGTTATGCAAACGACCTCATCGGGGAAATGCAATACTTGGGAGACAACAAAAAGAATCGTCTCGAGTACCAGGAACGAATCGTCAATGCTTACAATTCAGCTTTTTCCAAAATTTACAGTCGCTGGGGATTCGATCAGGGAATTTCAGCATGGCAGTATTTCTATCAGTGGCTGATTGAAGGACACCTAACATTCGAAATCATTTACGACGATGTATTGAAGCCAACTGAAATCATTGGTTTCAAGGAACTTGACCCAGCCAGCCTCTATCCTGAATTGAAAAAGGATAATGAAGGCAAGATGGTCCTCATGTGGTCCCAGCGTGATCCTCTTACGAAGCAAATAAGAACATTAGCCGACTCACAGATCATTTACATATCGTACTCGAATCACATGAGGACGAAACGTGTAAGCTTTGTTGAACGTTTGGTGAGATCCTTCAACATGCTGAGGATCATTGAGCACTCGAAGGTCATTTGGCACACAATGCATGCTCCTATTCGTCTCGTTACTACTGTTCCTATTGGAACCAAGTCAATGCAGAAAGCTAAGGAGGACGTTCGTGAATTCACGAACACTCTGAAGGAAGATATTTACTTCGATGGAGAATCTGGAGAACTGAAAGTTGATGGTAAGCCAAACATTCTGTTCTACAAGAACTATGTGGTTCCAGTAAACGATCAGCAACAGCAAGTAAAGATCGAATCTCTCGAATATGCAGGTCCAAATCTTTCAGGTTCGGAACTTCTCAAGTACTTCCATGAAAAACTGAAGATGGATTCGAAAATTCCTAACTCCAGGTACACTGAGGGTGGCGGAACGTTCACTTTATCAACTGAAGGTATTTCCAGGGAAGAAATTCGTTACAACAAGTTCATTTTACGTTTGAGATCAGCTTACAAGGAACTTATCACCAAACCTCTGTACTTGCAGATGTGCATGGACGTCAAGGAACTTCGCAACGACCCAAAATTCAAGAACTCCATTGGCGTAACTTGGTACGATGATAACGTATTCGAGGAAATCAAGAACCAGGATCTCTTGAACAAGAGAATCGCAGCAATCAATGCTCTGAAGGCAATCACGAACGACGAAAATCGTCCGTACTTCTCGTCAGACTTCCTCGTACGGGAATACTTGAAGTTAAGCGATCAGGTAATTCAGAAGAACGCAGACTACTTGGCAAAATCAAAGGGCAAAACATCGGAAGGTCAACCAGCTGAGGTTGAAGTTCCTGCTGGTGGTCCTCCTCCTGCAGCACCACCTCCTGCTGAAAATCCAGAAGAAGGTGGAGGTGAAACTAAGAGTGAAATGGGAACTCCTGAAGGAGGTCTATAATGGGAGCAAAGAAACAAGGCAAAAAAGGCAGGACGAGATATTCGTTCTGCCATTTTTATGAGTACTATCTTAATAAGTTGGGTAAATTCAAGCAGCCTAATCACGTGGTGAAGGCTGATCCGGATCTTAATCCTCGTATAGGGCTGCAAACGACCGTCGACCGTTGATGGAAATGTCCAATCCCAACCCTACCTTATACAAATCGGAAACATCGTCAAGATTGAAAGCAGTTGGAACTATTTCGAACTGTTTTGCGAGCATAACATAGTCCTGAATCTGTTCAGCGGCTTCCTTTTCCAATAAATTCAATGGGTATCCTTCGAATTCGAATAAGTATTTCGTAGCATCGAGGCCGAACGAAGGTTCTCCCAAAACTTCTCCTTTTTTCGTGAGGATAGTCATTCTAACTTGCGTGATCGTATTCTCGATGTCATTTCTTGACTCGAAAACTTCCGGTATGTAGTTCGGATCGTCCGTTGCTCTGAAATAAAAGTCAGTCATGTTAGAAGTGGACTAAGTAAAGCCAGTCTGGAGTATTTTCTCCCTTCATCATTTCAAGAACTGCCGCGAATTCAGCATCAGCTTTAGTAACGAAGGTATTGTAATTCGGTCTTATGCCGCCTGGCAGATTGTAATCGAAACTGGTAAGAAGTTCGCCAAGACGAGTCTTTGCTTTGGCCCTTACGTACCTCTGGAACATTTCGTCCTCATAAAGGTACTGCTCTTCGATCTTTTTTGCTACTTGCATTACCATTTTAGTTGGGGTTCTGCCAGTTATGGAAACGCATTTCGTATTCTTGTTGTAATCGAACGCTACTGTGTCGAGAATGAAGTTCTTGGTGATGTCAAGGAAGGAGAACAGAACTGTCCTGTACACCAGGGATTCGCCAATGAACGGCGTCAAGAAAACTTCGGATCCAATGAACTTGTTTTCTGACGCCGTTCAT